GAGCAACATTTTTAATATCTATTTGAATTTCTTCGGATAATTTAGCAGCCGCTTTTTCTTTTCTAACCGCTTCAAGATGCGCTTGAAGTGCCGCTATTTTAGCAGAAGTTGCTGCGTCTTTTGGCCCAGCCTGCAATCCAGTTATTTGTGCTAATAATTCAGCTTCTGAAAATCTAGGAGCAACTTGCATTTCATTTAATTCGCTTTCGTCAACATCAAATGATTCTTCAAGCGATTCTTCTTCCTCTTCTTCAGCGTATCCTTCTTCAGCTGTTTCAGGATTTTCCATTTCCGCTAAAGTGTCTGTTGCAATACGTGTTGGGGTTTGTGGAGTTGGTACACCAGAAGATTCAACAGCTGATTGAATATTAAGTTCTTTCTTCATGCTATCAACTTTTTCAACAAGAGTATCAAGATCAAGCTCGATTTCCTCCATGTTGTTTTCGCCTAGATAAGCTGGTGGGATTTTGTCCATAACACTTTTAGATTCTTCGGAGATTGCTTCGCCGCCTAAATCTGGTGTTTCTGTGACAGCTTCTGTTTCTTCAGCAGCAGCAGAAGCTTCTGCTGGTGCTTCTTCTTGCTCTAGCAGCATCTCTAAGCTTTGCTTAATCTCTTTTGAATATTTATCTAAAATTTGTGCTTCAGCATTCTTGCGTGCCGTTTCTTTTAACATCTTTGCATCAATAATGGCTTGTTCAAGCAATGAAGACATTCTAATACCTCTATATTCTTATAACTTTGTTAATAAATAGCTTACAATACTGCAAATGTCTAAAATAATTATGTGTTATATATAATAATCCAACAAGCTTGACCGGCTGTTGGTTCTATGCCGGCATAAAGTTCTAATGTTTGTGCATTAACAATGCCTGCATTTGAGGAGTAATTTTTACCAGTTAACGTAGATTGAAATATTGTTTGAGAACCGCTTGGTACTAAACTTGCACTATATTGTGATTGTGGGTATTGCGAATTTTCAGGTCCAACAAGAACATAACTTGTAGAAATATTTTTAAAAATAAACTTTCTATTCATTATACTTTGCGACATTATATCTGGAAGATTAATTGTTATGCTGCTTGATACTTGATCTGTATTAATAAAATATATATCTGCTGTTGTACCTGATGGTATATCCGTGCTTGACGATATGTACATGGACCCATAAACATTCATATTTTGGTTATTGCCACCGCCACCGCCTCCACCGCCATTGTTATTACCGCCACCGCCTCCACCACCACCCATATTAGCTAATAAATCTTCGCCATTTAAGTAAATTGTTCCGTTTTCAAGATAAAGATTAGAAGCAGTTACGTTTCCTATGTTACCAGATATTGTAGCACTAATAACAAGCTTATCGTTTGGTGATGAACCAATAATAACGTTATTTTTAAAATCAGCATTAGCCCAAACAGCTAGTTCATCAACAGAACCGCTATTGTTTTCTAGATTAGGAGTACCAATAATAAATTGGTCCTTTGCTACAGAACCTAAATTCATTGAACCTGAAATGTCTACTCTATCTAAAAATCTCATAAAATAAATATCCTAGAATAAATCCAACTGGATAACCATATCAGCTGCTGTGCCGGGACCACCGGGGGCTGTTGTTTGAACGGCTAAATAATCACCTTTATTAAAATCAACAGAACATACATAGTTATTAGTTGATGTAACTCCATCTGTTACTGATGCTGTCATGGCTGTTGCTACACCGCTACCAACAACTCCAGTAGTACTTTTTAATATTGTTATAACAACGTTATTAGCGCCAGCAACACCACCGGGAGCTACTCTAAAGTTTACAGACATGCCTTGTAGAATGCTCTTTTGCTGAAAGCGATAAAACACTTGTGTAGTATCACCAGTTGTTTGTACGCCCGGCCAGTAATAATGTGTTGCCGATGATATGCTTCCTCTTAAAGAATATTCTAACGTTGTTGGAGTAACATAAGTTGTAAAAGGCTTACCACCAGCGGTTTTGTTTACAAGATCGCAACCGGGACCAAGTTGAATGCCGTTATCAATAAAACCTGTACCGGGAGTTGTTTGTAGAATATCGCTGCCTGTATAGCTGCCGCTTGTAGTTGGGCCACTAATACTCGTTGTACGCATTTGTAACGAGCAACTAGCGTTTGCGCTTTCTATGCCAACGTATGAACCAGTTGATAACGCACTAGTTGGTGCGCGAACATAAATGTTTGTATCGCGGAAAGTTGTTATAACTGGCGTATCTGCATAAACTCCGCGTTTATTGCCACCACCATTTGAATAAACGTTTATTGTTACACCGCGTGTAAAGTTAAAAGAAAAATCACTTGGAGCCGCACTAACCGATCCACTCGCATAAACACCATAGACGTTTGTATTAGCGCTCGCAGTAATACTGCTATTATCAACCGTGAGCACTGCGGTGCGTAGTTTGCTGTTTGTGCCAGTATTTCCCGGCAATTTGATACCAACAAGATTTGCAGTGCTGCTTGTTGAATAAAGAGTTAACGATAGGTCTTCTATACGGCTATTGTTGCCCATAGTAACCATTGTTGTATCACTATTGCTTGCCGTTAATACAATCTTTGTTGTTTGTGTTGATAAACCACGGAGAGCGCAGTTGTCGGGCATAGTAAAGCCCGATGTTAGCGTATATGTGTTAGGCATTACCCATATTGTTGGATAAACTAATCCGCTACCGCTTACATAAGTAATAGCTGCGTTTATTGTTTTAAAAGGTAATCCGTTTACTACGCCAGCATTATCATCACCATTTACGCCATCAACAACTATAACATTACCTCCTTTAAATAAAGAAGGAGCAGAGTTTAATGCGTAACTAGCAGTTGTTGCATATGACGAGCTTACAGCATTCAATACATATGAAGCTGTTTGGGCTGTTCCTGCGTTAGAGGCATACGAAGAAGAAATAACACCAGTAACTTGAGATCCATCTCCCTTTAGAGATGCAGTAACACTTGTGAGAGAAATATTTGCATTTAAAGCATAAGCACCAGTTGTATAAGTTAAATTTGCACCAGCTGCATGCTGTGCTCTTACATCATTTGTAAAGTTAGTAATATTAGAAGCTGTAATATTTGTAACTTGAGATCCGTTACCGCTAAAGGAAGCAGTAACGCTAGTAATAGATATATTAGGATATAGCTGAACAGGGCTTCCTATAGTTCCATTACCCTGTATGCCGTCAGCGGTAACGATTGTTGGAATATAGGAAGCAGTAAGAACATAATCTTCTAAAGGTGCAGCAATCCAGCCACCGCCAATACCATTATTTATAAGCAAAGATGAAGTGTTTGCGATTTCTGCCGGTAATGGCTTTGGGCTAAATCTTATCATTTTAACCTACTCCAACCGAACCTGACCAGCTGTTTGGTAACATTGATGCATCAATACCAGTTAGAGAAGCTACAATAGACATGTTAGCTGTGCTTGCTGTGTTGCTTAATAGATAAAGTTTGGTTATCTTTACATCAGCCTCGAATGATTCATCTTTATCTAACAAGAAGTAGTTTGAGCCTTGTACTCCACTAGCGCTAAATCCAACTCTGACCTTGTTTGTTGAACCATTAACATTTTTTACGAGGATTGATTTAGTAACACTTGGAAATGTTACCTCTAAAGGAGCAGATGATGATGCTGGTGCGGTTAAAGAAGAGGTAACCCAAGGAATACCACTTACCTGATAACTGCCTACATTATTCAGCCCAGCTCTTAAGATTACGGATTGATCAGCCATTTATGTTTCCTCTATTTACGTCTTTTATCATCTGGTGCCATGCGTTCGCTTTCGTTATGTTCACGAATGGCTTTTTCTTTTGCGATACGACGTTCGCGACGTTCACGTTGTCTTTTTGTTTCAAATGTGCGAACATCTGCACTTTTATCGAATACATTCTTTTGTAGATCTTCTTTCTTGCAGCTTTTTAGAAACTTCTTGATAAGAAGCTCATTTGCTTCTAATGATGGTCTTACATCTGGTGGTAGTGCCGCGCTTGCATGTGTTGGGGACTTAATCGACATTTATTTAGCCTTTCCTTTAGCTAGGACTTTCCATGTATCCTTGTTGCCGGATAATAATGAACTGATATCAACACCGGGATCCGTTGGTTCTACGTTGGACATTGGACCGGTTGGTGCTCCAGAAGCTTGAGCTTCTGTTAATGGTTTTGTATTAGCAAATGGGTCAAACTTATTGTTTAAATATCCAGACTTGCCTATTTCGTCTATTAATTTTTTACGATTTTCAGAATGTACTTTTGATTCTACAACTGGTTGTTTTTTCACAACCGCTTTTGGTTCAACCGCTGGTGTTGATTTAACCTCTGAAATAACCTTGCCTAAACCCTCTTCTAGCAATACTTCTTTAATACATTGTTTGATAAGTGGCTTAAGCATAGCTTTTATTTCTTTTGTATTCATTTTAACCGCCTAATATTTTATTAGCTAACTCGTTTAGTCTATTGTTCTTAGATTCTTTCATTAAGCGCTCTTTGGCTTCTTTAATCATAAAAGCGTTTGGAGTTGATGGTTCACTAACCATATCAAAGCAGATCAGTTGGAAATCATCATCGACCATTGTTATCCCACCTACTTGGTGAGTTGATCCTAAACCGCGTGAGCTAATGCCAAGCTTGACTCCGCTTTCTACAAGAGATTTTAAGATTTGCCCGCTTGGTGTTGGTAATACTTTTAGTTTACCCATAACAGCAGGACCATCCCACCATGTTTTAACAATCATATGGGAGGCATTTTTAAGATTAATAACCGAGCTTTCTGGATGATCAAGCTCGCCAAGAGCACGATTTTCAGATATGATTGATTGATATTTTTCAATCTCTCTACGAAGAATACGTTCGCTATATTTGCGTCCGTTACCATTTTTTACATCTGCCTCTTGAATTTTTCCAGTAAGATACATTGTGCCATTGTTTTTAACATCAAGCTTTTCTGCTTCTGTTAAAAGATCCTGACACGTTCCGTTTGGGCACAATTCAAAAAATTCGCGTAGTAGTTGATTAGACATATCTATAAAATCCTACAATTTATTTGCGGGCGCTACCCGCACGATACATGAGCCTGAGCAGCAACGACGAACTGGTTGTAGCATATAACGTCTAACATAAGTAAGTTCTGTACGCATTAGTCTACCTTCCTAAACTCTAGAATTTGTTTCTCTAGATTGGAATCAAATCTTACATTTGCTGGTGTATTTTCAAACCAATTGATAACAGGTCCAGCAGGATCAATGGTAAATTCAAAACTTCCAACTGGTGTAACTTTTCCCTTTAGATTGTTTGCACCGGGTTCAAACTCTAATAAATAGACATTTTTACCTTGAGTTACATAAATCTCGCCATCTTTTAAATTTGGTTTTGGGATATCACCAGTTTGATAAGGTTCACGACCTTGATAAATCTCATATTTTTGATTATCTGGTGGGGTTCCTACGGGAAAGTTCTTTGTATAACCATAGCCGGGATATATGTTTCCTTCGCCTGCTCTTGAAGGCATGCCACCGATTTCTTCTTTTATAATTTGTTTAAGCTGTTTTTTTGTGATTTTCATTTTATTAATTAGTTATGTTTTTTAACTTTTATCATTATTCCGTCATCATCTACAAGTCTACTAATAAAGTATGACATACCAGAGCTTATGCAGGCTCCAACAAACCAGTTAAATGGTAGATTAAAGAAACAAATGGACATTATAGCCCCAATCCACCACCCCATGCACATTGGGCATTTGAAAAAATGATGCGATGGTCTAATAGCATCAAAAATTTTTCCATATACCGCAATCATAGTACAGCCGTAACAGGCTAGTATAAAACTTAATAACTGCATGTTTAATAGTTATAGCGGTAAATGCCGCGTGTTGGGAAGCCATATTTTGGAATAGAACCTTTGAATTTTTCATGAGGAACTTCTCCAAGTTCTGTACTCTCCACTTCATCAGGATGTAGAAGTTCACGCTCAAGATCATCGATAAACTTCTTACGTATTGTATATTCTTCTTTATCTTTATTTAAGAAGTTAGATATATTTAAAATAACAACTTCTAATGGTTCTTCATCACCCTTTTTCTCTGTTTGGTATTTCGCTTCAAGGGAGCCATAAATAGAACTACCAACAATAGTCTCTGGGGAAACAACACCAGCCTGTGTTAAAAATGAAAAAAGCTGATCTTGATCAGAGTAACAATCATCGCTAAATTCATTTTTTGGGAATGAAACAATCTTGCCTTTATCTGGCATTACAACAATATTCATGTTATGATGGTCTTGGATAATAATGCCACCATCAAGAGTTTTGCGTATAGCTAACTTGACTTTCTTATTATTCTTTGGTTTTACCGCAAGCTTTAGTTGGTCAATGCTTGGGCCTTTTACCTTGAGGGTTAACGGCATTAGTTTTTTACCTCATGAATAAATTGTTGAGCATACATTAGTTTTTTAATCAAAGTTTCATTGATTTCTTGAATTTTTAATTCACTCAATGAATCAAATATTTTTTTGCTATTACCAGTTGAATCATTTTCAGAAACAGCTTTTAGTTCATTTTTTAAACGAATAAGTTCTTCATTAACATATAATTTTAACTCAACATCATCTTCTGATGAGTTAATATATTTTGATAATAAGACTTTTTGCTCAGACAAAAGATCGTTATTGTAAGCTTCGTTAAATCTTTCTACGAATCTATTAATAACTGCGCTTTCCAAAGCTTGTGTGTCTTTATTTTCAACGACTGGTTTAGCTGTAATGTTATTGATTAGCTCTTGTTCAAGAAGAATCTTCTTTTTTGTTTCCACTTCTTTATTGAAGATTTGTGAAATTGTCGCTAAGGTTTTATAGTTTGGAACAAAATTGCTGTACACGTCTGGGCCGACAGCTTTATTGACTTTGGCAATCAATTTGCTTTGTTCGTTATAAATATCTGATTCGTTGAGATTTTCGTGTTCTTCTTTTAGCTTATTAATAAGCTTTTCTGCTACTTCTTTAGGAAACTCATTTGTTTCATAAATTTGCTTATAAAGAGACAACTCTTTACTTAGAACATTATTTTTGTTGAAATGTTCTTTGATGATTCTTGAAATAGTCTTTTGCTTATCTTTATCGCCGTAAATGACTGATTTTGTTAGTTCTTTTACTAACGCTTCAAAAAGAAAAGCGGTGTTACGTTTTTTGTTATGCTTGAATCTTGGTTTTTGTATTTTTTGCATCTTTATTCTCCAAAGATGTTAACAGGTTTTTAATTTCCTGATTCACTTCGTGTAATCTTACTTCGTTTATGTCTTGTTTCTCTTCTTTATAAATAGTTTCTTCATATAAACCAGATAATTTATCGTATCCCGGTATCATGGTTCTGAAGGTTGTACGGCTTGCGCCTTCTGGATTGGCTTCACTACGCATATAAGAGGCTGTTTTCTTAGACATAGAACTTCTCATGTCTGGTTTTGTATCTTTACGTTTAGCTGGTGGTAGCTCTGTAACTGCTTTTGGACCAGCTTCTGCGGCTGGTGCTTCTTCGGCTGGTGTTGGTTCTGGGGCGGCAGGAGTTTCGGCACCTAAACCACCTAAGCCACCAGCTGCGGCCCCTGCTTCTTCACCACCGGCAGCAGCACCCGCTCCTTCGATACTCTTTTCAAACTGCTTGTCGTGATAGATTTCACGTTGAATCTTTTTAAACTCCATCTCGGAAAGATTAAAAATGTTTTGTGCTATCCAACGCTTGCTGAAATAACCATCTTTTGCTTGTGAGGCAACCTCAAACTTTGTTTTCCAGTGTTCAAGTTCTTGTAGCTCACTTATCTTTGAAGGGTTATTTAATGAAAGACTAAAATTTAATAAATCTTCATTACGATATCCCAGTGTGAAAAGATGAATAATACCAATCTTTTCTAGTTCGCTTACAAGAATTTTCTGTAAACGTTGGATTGTACGAGCAAATCGTATGTCTTTTTGAGCTAATGTAGTTTTATCTTCAGAAGCCTTTTCGTCGCGTGCTAGATAACTTTGTGGAATCTTAAGCGCACTGAATAACTTATCACGAAGATATTTAACGTCATCGATATCACCGGTAAAATTTCCACCTGTGAGAGTATCAATCTTTGTGTTGGAAGATCCGCGTGTTGGGATGAAATAATCTTCATCAATGCTCATTGGGTTATAACGAAGATCAACACGACCAGTATTTGGATCAACGATCATGTTACGTTTCATTTGAGCTTGAATCTTTAACATGTATTGTTCTACATCTTCTGGTGCAATATTGCCAATATCGATATAGAATACGCGGCGATCAGGAGCGCGCACAATACGATAAGCCATCATGGCATCTTCTAAAAGATTTAACTGACGCCAAATACGACGCGCTGGCTCTAGAACGCTTGTACCATATGGGGTATATTTGTCTTGGCCTAGGATACGGAAATGTGCAATCTGCCAGTTTTCAAATGTTAAACCACCGCTGTTCCATTGGAACTGAACATAGCTTGGGTTTGTTTTATCTTGGCCCTCTAGACGTTCAATCTCTGGCGATGGTAAACCGATTGCATTCTTGACGCCAAGGTCTGGGTCTATGTCGAGATATAAAAACATATCGCCAAACTTAACCATTGTACGGCACCAGCCGAAAAGGTTAAATTCAACATTTAAAACATCATAATATAATGTTTCAAGAATACCACGTATTTCTTGATTGGAGCTTTTAATATTTAAAACTTTGGTCATGCTGCTGTGAGTAGTCATTTCATCAGCATAAATATCAAGAGTTGAAGCAATCTCAGGAGTATATTCCATTTGATCAAAGTCGCTATAACGTTCTGCGCGAGTTTGGTTAGCCATTATGTTGGCTTGAATAGCGTCAAATGGGTTGTAACTACTTTTCTGGAACTGCTTTCCTGTTGCACTATTAAAGTTAAACTTATTTAAATCGCGACGGCGAAAACGTATCTGCGCTTGTTGACGAAAGTTAACAAGTGGACCAGAGAATAAACGAGTCAAGCTTTTGAATAGTGGGGACTCTGGGTTCTTTATGTTTTTATTAACTCTGGCTGGTTTTCTTCCGTATTGGTCTGCCATTATATTTATCCTTTAATAAGCCACAAAAACTCTTTATAGACATTTTTGTTTGCGTTGTATTCGACTTCTTTATAGTTAGCCATACCTTTTATTGTGCTATTCAGTACGCTGTTTGATTTCACCATCGAATCCAACATAGCTTTACTTAACTCTACATCTTTTTGATTATTAATTAAAGTAGTATCACGCACCCAACAAGCAATAGCTAGAGACATTACAAGATCGTCGTTATATCCTTTTTGGGCTTCTGGCCTGCCGTTAACCCAAATAAACTTTTCTAATTCTCTAATTAGTCTTGCTGAGTTAATAGTAACTGCTTTGTTTCTTATCATTTCATCTAACTTAGCAATAATAAGTGGCCTTGTTTTAACAGAGGTGGTAAAACCGGGGACAGCGGCACTATTGCCTATTGCGCTAACTGCTTCAATATATTCGTGGGTTGTTTTGTTTGAATAATAAACATTTCTATAGCCCATCTCTACTACTCGTTGGGCGACGGTGAAACCAATGTTATTATTTTCTATTACAATAAGAGCATTTCCGTATTCTTTGCCGGCATCTATTAATAATCTACAAAACTGATC